TCAATTTGGGGGATTGGATTTTTTGGCTTGGTACGCAGGTTTACACTTGGCGCTTTTTGCGTACCGCTTTTGCGTACCACCTTTTTTATTGCGTACCCAGCCCAGCTTTGCAGCCCTTTTACGTACAGCTCCCTCGCTTATGCCGTACTGCGCTTCTATCTTGCGGAGGGACAACACTCCGGCACAGTAGGCCGTTTCGATGGCCCCCCAGTCCGGTTCTGCCATAACTTCCTCTGCAGGAGTAAGGATTGTAGCGATCCTTACTCTTTCAAGCTCACGGCCTATTCTGGCATTCTCCTTTTTACCCATCTCGGCCATTCTGGTTAAATCGGCAAGCCTATATTTCCCCATCTGAAAGCTACGAAACAGAGCCTGCACAGTTGATAGATGAAGGCGATTACTCTCGAACCAGTACCGAGCGTAAGTTATTCAGCCGATATCCTGAATGGCAGTTGATGAATGAGAAAGCGGAAAAAAAATGGCGTGAAGAGCATCCGCCTAAAGAAAACTGCCTTCCTTCTTCTCGATCAACGGTTAATTCCACAGTGTCATTATCTGTAGAGCGCATCAATGAACTGATGGCTAAGTATGACGCCAGTGAAACCGTGGATATCAGGCAGGAAGAGCTGATATCACTTCTGTGGGAAGTGCTCTACCACCGTAAAATTAATCCAATATTTTGAATCAGGGTTTAACTTTGTACACAAGGATAGTGCGCAGCATAAGATAATTAGATTATAGATTAGATAACCGTTGCGTTAATTAGATAAATATCTTATTATCATCTTATCCCACGCGGATATGCTCTTTAAAAAAGCCGAGGAAACTGATGGTAAAGGTTATCTGGACCAGGAAAGCGTTGAAACAACGTTCAACTATAGACCGAAGATATCAGGACACCATAAGAGAAAAAATTGCCGAACTAGAGAACTTTCCCGCCGTCAAACTGGATATTACTACGCTGAAGGGTGAAGCAGGTAAATTTAGGCTACGGGTTGGAGACTACAGGGTAATTTTCGAAATCATTAAAGGTGAGCCAGTTGTCTGTGAAATTCAGGCGGTCAAACGCAGAACCTCAACAACTTACTAATCATCAGGCGGGGAAACCCGCCAGTTTCCTCACGACATACACCGCGACTCACTGACACCCGGATGAAATTATGTCAAAACTGCAATTTATCAATGATGTGAACGGTAAGCCTCAGTTTGTAGTCCTGCCAATCACTGAGTATGAGAGACTAATGTCTGATAGCGATGCGGGCTATGAAGACATTCCCTATATTGCTGACGAACACGATGACGAAACTGTGCCTAACGACGTGGTGGAAATCATGTTCCGTGATGATGTCAGCCTGCTTGCTGCATGGCGTATCCATCGCGGACTATCACAATATGATGTGGCGGAAAAACTGGGGACAACCCAATCAGCGGTTTCGCAATGGGAAGCGAAAGATTCACGCCCACAGAAAAAAACCCGCGAAAAACTGGCTGAACTTTATCACTGCCGCCCTGAACAAATGACGCTTTGATGGTATTGCTAGTGACCCGCTCCGGCGGGTTTTCTTTTGCTTGAAAATCAATGCGCAACCCCGCACACTAATGCACAATTTTTTGATGCTATTATCCCCTTCCCACGCCAGTTCTGGCGCGGGTTTGCTCCTGCTGCACAACTGCATAAAAACGCGCTATTTTCATGTGCGGGCGTGGCGGGGGAACCCTCGCGCGCTGAGGGGGATAAGAGGGGTATGCTGGTTCATATGCTGCTGAATCCTCATCACGTCGCTATTGCGCTGTCTCGATCTCGGTCAATCGCGGCATCGTTCGGTTATTGCGTTGCTCAGAATCGCATTCATGCACTTTTACGCAGACGTAAAAAAACCGAACAACCTTGCGGCTGTCCGGCTTGATGTTTGATGGTTAGGTGAATGGTTTTGAATGACTTTCGCGGTTACATTGCACTGTCGGCCAGAGCATACGGCTTGAACCGCAGTACCTCGATCCCCAGCCAGTCGTTAAGCTCTTTCAGGCTTTCCATTATCGGCATGAGTTCGTTGATGGCGAACACCTTCGCGGCTTTCTCCACGTCACCAAATCCCCCTGCATTATTCGGCATAATCCCCATTAAGTTGGGCGGTACACGGTGCGCGGCTAACATATCGTCACGGGTTGCATCCTTGATGCCGGTAAACTCATCTTTGGCCGCAATCTGGCTGAACGGCAAGATTTGCAGGCCGTCTTTCTTCCCGCCTGCCGCGTAAACAAACAGGTTCTTAAATGCCCCGCCACCGCGTGCATCTTTCAGCGACTTCTTCAGTTGTTCAACGTCAGCATTGTTGGTAATGGGATCGGTAAGGTAGACGATCACCCCTGCATGGCTACCGTTGATGTAGTAATTACGCCGGAACAGCGTGGCTTCGCCGTTCAGCATCGCTGATTGGATTACCGCCATATACTCAGGTGTGCCGTATATCTCTTGGTGAATGCTGGGGCTTTTAACGTGGAACACGCTGCCTGGCTCGAATTCGTGATCGTTGGCGTAGTACGTCACAAACCAGTACTGATCCAGATTCTCCCCGCGTCGGGTGTACTTGGCGTGAGTGTGCTTTAGCTTCAGCGGTTGGCCGATGCGGTTCTTTCTCAGTTCCAGATACGCATTACCGAATACCAGCCAGTCGAGTACAAAGGCGCTGGCATCCTGCCGCGATAACAGCGGGTGCGGCTCGTAGCAGGACATGATGACATTACGCTTAAACAGTATCGGTGACTGATGATGCACGGCAACGTCAAACATCCGCGCCAGACCGTAGGTGCTGATCGGTGGTTCATACCAACGGCCATTTCTGGCGCACTCCATGCAGTCCAACAGGTCGCGCCTGTCCATAATGGGCTGAGCATCACCAAACGAGAAAGACTGTAGCGATTCAATCGGCTGCTGGATCAGTTCCCCTGTTACATGTGTCTGTGCCGCAGGGCTGCGTTGACTGGCTGTATGCGAGTACCGTTTCTTACGTGACATGGTTAGAACTCCTGAATAAATCCATCATTACCGCCCGACTCGCTGCCGATTGGTTCATTGTGTAAGGCGTGCATGGTTGCCCACGCTATGTCGCCGTGGCTGCTGCCTTTTGTCCTGTCTGATGCATACGACGTCATGCCGCCCTGCGTAACAAATTTCCGCACCGTCATGAAAGACCGCGCCAGCTCCATCATCCCCGCGTCGTACTCAAAGCGCCCCGCACGGATCAACATTTGGGCTTTCAGTACCAGTTCGCGTTTAACGCTGGGCGAGTATTGATATTTCACGGCAGCGGGGAAAAATTTAACGACCAACTGATGCACGGCGCTGCCGTTGCCGGTGCTATCAATGCCGATAAACTGCACGTTGTATTGGTAAGTCAGTTCCTTGATGACTTCGGCCTGTTTTTCAAAGGTCATGCCGCGTAACTGCCGTACCTCAATCACGCGGAATTTGCCGCCAGGAACGGCGGGAGGAGACACGATAGACAGACCGGCGCTGTCACCTGTGCCGCTGTCGCCGCTCGGATCGTAGCCTATCCATACGGGGCGATTACCTAACGGCCGCTGTGTGTACGGTCGCCAGTCCGACCATACGTCATCGTTGTAGCCATCCACACCGCAGTTAATCAGCGCGGTATAGTCAAAAGCCCGCTCACCGACGCTGACAAAGCGGCAGGCGTACAGGTTTTCAAAATCGTCAGGGCTGTTTTCAGACTTAATTTCATCCAGATCAACCAGATCAAAGCCTTGCTCTAACGTGTCATGAATGGTGACGATCTGCCGCCAGATGTTGTCACCACACAGCAACCCTTTCTTCAGTACCTTAATTCGTGTCCGGCAAACCTGTTGCCTTATCTCGCATGGGCATTCTCAGTCGATAGGTGGGATGAGAAATGGCCTGAAATCATCAAGCGCCAGGCGATAAAAGATGCTTACTTCATCCATCGCCACAAAGGCACGATTGGCGCGCTGCGGCGTGTGGTGGAGCTGTTCGGCTACCTGATCCGAATTATCGAATGGTGGCAGAACGGCGGTGTGCCTGGCACGTTTCGATTAGATATTGGTGTACAGCAGCAAGGCATTACCGAAGAGACATTTCTAGAGCTGGAGCGCCTGATTGCGGACGCTAAACCTGTATCACGCCACCTGATGGGGCTGAATATCAACTTAGACACGCAAGGCGCAGCGTACGTTGCAGCAACGAGCTACAGCGGTGACACGCTGACCATTTACCCCTATTTCCCTGAAACCATTACCGCTAGCGGATTAGATGTCGTCGGCGCAGGTGTTCACCTGATTGATACGATGAGAGTAACCCAATGAGTACGAAATACTTTGTCTTACTAACGAATATTGGTGCAGCCAAGTTGGCAAATGCCACCGTGTTAGGCTCGCATTTTGATATCACGCATATGGCTGTCGGCGATGGAGGCGGCACGCTTCCAACACCGAACCCAGCACAAACCACGCTCATTAATGAAAAGCGTCGGGCAGGCATCAATACACTGAGCGTCGATCCCGTCAACACCAATCAGATTATTGCGGAACAGGTCATTCCAGAAAGTGAAGGTGGCTTCTGGATACGCGAAATCGGCCTGTTTGACGCTGAAGGCGATCTGGTTGCAATAGGGAACTGTGCCGAAACGTACAAGCCGTTACTACAAGAAGGTAGCGGACGGATTCAAACAGTACGCATGATTTTAATTGTCAGTAGTACCGACGCGGTGACGTTGAAGATTGATCCGGCTGTGGTACTGGCAACGCGCGGCTATGTAGATGATGTTATTGCAGCGCATGAAAAAAGCCGTAAACACCCAGACGGTACATTAAACGCCAAAGGGTTCGTGCAGTTGAGCAGTGCGACAACCAGTGACAGTGAATTGCTGGCTGCAACCCCCAAAGCGGTGAAAGCGGTAAATGATAATGCCAATAGCCGTGTACCGTCTGGCCGCACCGTCAACGGCAAATCACTGTCGGCAGATATCGCCCTGAACGCGGGGGATATGGGCGCGTATACCAAAGCCGAAACCGACACCCGTGTAGCCACAGCAACCACGGCTGCCAATAATGCC